ACTATATCCAATCAGGTTTACGGTGTGGAAGTTTAAGGTAGTTATCCTTAACCCAAGGTTTAGATGCAACATACATCTTGTATTTGTCAAAGATAGATATTGAAGTATCCAACTTAAACTCATCAGGTCCTGCAAATATAAAAGGAGTTGGTTCTTTACCACTACGGCCTTGTGGATCTGCAGTTGGTAGGATTTCTTTTGCTGCAAGTAGACTATTGTGACAAGTATGAACCTTACCATATCTTGCTGTATATTCTTCACACAATGCCATTCCATGAGCAAGCAACCACTGCCAGTTGGTCACAAACTCATTTGCCCAAATAGTGCAGGGATGGTTTCTGAAGGCACCTGAGGCAGTCTTGTATGGTTGTCCATCTGCCTTAGGGATGGTTCCAAACCCATGCCCCCACTTGTCAGAGCAGACAATGGAGAGCATCTGACATGTCTCTAAGGGCATCTTAACAATGTGCTTGTCAGGAAGGACCACAGCAGACTGCCAGGGATCAGGGTCAGTCACAAAGATGTTCATTTTGTTTTCTTCTGATGTCCATACTCTATCACAATTTTTTGGTGTGTAGTTGTTTTGTCAGAACAAGTAACATACACCACAGTTCCTCCAAGTTCTTCTGCAATTTTTTGCAGTCTCAATTTAGGTACAGTATTCATGTCCACAATTTAGATAATGATATAGCAAGAAGGAATGCAAGCATAATGACTACATCCCAAGATTTTGTTCTTACAAAGTATGGCACAGATATAAGGTCTGCAACAAAGTGCAAAAGCACACCAATTGTTACGCTCACATGAAGGACAATAAAATAGGCAGTGATCACAAGAGCACTACCTACAACCCTCATAGGAATATCAATTGATGCGCCTGGCACCCCCACAAATTGTAGCTGAAGGCATCTCTGCCTGAGCAATTTTAGATGCTTCATGTTGGTAACGACATTCAACAATTTTTTTATGATACTTGGTCCCTGTAGAAGGGATCCTATATGTTATTTCCCATTTGGTCATGCTTCAAAAGTAGAGTCAGGTTCAAGGGCAATATAATAACACACATTTACATTCTTATTAGTAAAACGTGACAGGAGTTTAGATGATACAATAACATCATAAGCACCAGGAATAATCTTTAAGTTTTCTTCTTTGAAGTTAAAGACAAACTCACTATTAGTATCACCAACAATGATAGAGAAATCATTGGAAGTATCATTCTTCTTATCACGTGCAACCAATTTGATTACACCATTCTCACCAATCACAGAGATGTCAGGGAGTTGATAGACAGATGCTGCTTTCTTCAGTTTCTCCAGTTGCTGAGATGACAGTTCAAAACATACATCTTCAGTAGGAAGAGTGATCTCTTTCTCAGGAGGAGATACAATGACAGTTGGATCAGCAAAGAAATACTTAGAACGCATCTTGCCTTCTTTGATTACAACAAACTCATCCCTAGTAAAGTCCAGATCAGGAGCAGAATGAAGAGACAGACCATTAAGAAATTGATTAAGGTCATAGATACCAAAATCCTTAGGGAACTCTTCTGCAATCTCTGCTTCAACCAGGATGTTCTTCATCACTGAAATACTACGCAGTTTGTTACCCTGCTTGAATAGAATGGATTGGTTGATAGAAGAGAAGTTTTTGAGCAGATTAACAGTTGATTCAGACAGTTTCATATTCATTGTGGGTAAATTTCACGTTGTGGTGCGTTTTTTTCATTGAAGTGCATCAGAAGAACAGCATAGTGCAAGATCTTCATAATGTCACGTTTTGGTGTTCCCTTTTTATCATAACGAGAAGTGTATTTGAGAATGTTATCTCTGGCAAATGATTCACCATCACCATGAGATGCCTCAATAAAATCTAGTGTTTGGATGTTCTGGTCATTAGCAGCATAATGTTGACTATAAGTTCCTCTGATATAATAAAGAAGTTCTTTTACGATTTCTTCTTCATTATACTTCCAAGGTTGACTATTGCCAAGGTTAAATTCAATCACGTCTTCTTTCATAGAACTCCAAAATTCATTCCAATCATGTTCTGTACCAACACCAATGTTTACATTAAGACCACCTTCTGCTACATCATAGGGAGTAGGAGTATACTCAAACCCCCCATTTGCACTTACCCAGTCAAGGTCATTCATTTCATCATATAACATAGACCATGCATTAATCATATCAACTTTCAGTGGAGTTGTCAACATTCATATCAAAGTCTGCATCTACTTTGTCATAAAGTTCAATGAATGATGCTTTGGTCTCATCATCAAAGCGATTGATACAAACTTTGATTGCTTTCTCCTTGTCAGCAAAGATACTGTAAGCACGAATGATGTGAATCAAGCGACGTGTGCTGATTACATCTTCAATACCACCATCATAGAATGTCTTGCGAATGATATCTGCCCAATCTACCAAGTGCTTACAGAAAGCAGGGGCAACCACATTAAGGTCATTAGCAATACCTTCAAGAATTTTCTGCTCAGTAGCAGCAGTAGGATAGGACTGTTCAAAGGTAACACAAAAGCGTTCCAGGAATGCTTCATTCAGAACATTTGTACCAATGAAACGTCCATCCTCAGAACCTTTACCTTTGGTGTTGGCAGTAGCAATGATAGTGAAACCATTCTTAGGTTGGACAAACTTACCAATCTTTTTAAGGAAGATACCCTTACCTTCCAGAATAGATTGCAGACACAGAATCTTATTAGAGGCAAGATCAACTTCATCTAGAAGAAGAACAGCTCCCCTCTGAAGAGCTTCAATGACAGGACCATTATGCCAAACTGTCTCACCATTAATAAGACGAAAACCACCAATAAGATCGTCTTCATCAGTTTCAATGGTGATGTTGACACGAATTAACTCCCTCTTGAGTTGGGCACAAGCTTGCTCAACCAAGAACGTTTTACCATTACCAGAAAGACCTGTGATAAATGATGGATAAAAAAGATTGGAGCTAATAATTTTTTTAATATCAGAGAAATTACCAAACTTGACGAAGGTATCATCTTTCTCTGGGATAAGGTTTTGCTCAATTTGCTCAATAGCAGGTAGTCCTGCTGGTGCTTGATATTTTTGTTCTAGTTTTTCTTGCACAGTCAGATTCCACTTACCACGACCAACTTTGTAGTCATCAAGTTTTTTAGTCACAGTCTGATAAGTAGTTCCATTCATTGCACACCAGGCACGTACATCAGCAGCAACTACTTCAGAACCATAAAGATTGGTGAGTGAAGAGGTGATGTATTCAGGTGAAAGAGCCATGATTTTGTAGTGTGTGTTCTGTGGTCAACAAAGATAGTATAGGGCATCTCCACCCCTCTCAGAGGTGAGATGAGACAGTTAGACAACTGGTCAGCAGACCAGGTCCATGAACTGACTAAGAACTTTTTTATTTAGGGACTTTGCCTTCAAATTCTTAGCAAATGCTGTTTTGATTTTAGTTTTAGAAGCACCTTCCTCAACATCAAACTCAACATCATTAGAAAGACTTTGACTAACAAGACCAAAGTAAGTGGTGTATCCACTATTATCAATAGATACGAACTTTTCTTTCTTAATTCCTTTCACCATTTTATCAGTAAGCATAGTATACCTTCTAACAAAACTATAGATATCCCTACTGGCAGCAATACGAAAACCAATAAAGTTTGTATCAGGGAAAGATGCTTGCAGATCTTTTAGGAAGACTTCTGTAAACTTGAAGTACTCACCAGAAAATTTATAAGTCATACCAGTTTTACGATTACGCAGGTAAGACATATCAGGATAGACATGTGCTGTCCCTATATCCCATTGCTTATGATAAGCACTCCAATACTTCTTAGCAACAGGCATAGAGTTTGCCTCACCATCTGTCAAGACAAGAACCTGCACCTTTTGTAGATCATTGTTTTTCTTAAATGCAGGAATGATGTGGTGAAGACAGCAGATTGCTTCATTCAAAGGAGTTCCTGACAAATTATAAGAAGGATGCATATTATAGTCAGAATAACTCCTCATACCAAATACACTTCTCCAAATATTCAACATCTGCTTCTCAAAATCTTTCTGCTTACAAGTACTAGACAATAAGTTCAGAAGAGAA